GAGGTTCAAGGGGTTTTCGGGGCCGGTGGGGAGCGGCAAGAGCCAGGCGTTATGCCAGGAAGCGATCCGGCTGAGCTATGTGAATCCGGGCCGCTGGGGGCTGCTGGGCGCGCCGACGTACCCGATGCTGCGGGAGGCGACGCAGAGCACGCTGTTCGAGATCTTGGCAAAGAACCGGATCCCGTACGAGCACCACAAGGGGGAGAACGTTCTGGTGATGAAAGACACCGGAAGCCGGATCATCTTCCGCCCGCTGGACGATTACGAGAGGCTTAGGGGGACGAACCTGGCCTGGTTTGGATTGGACGAGCTGACCTACACGGCGGAAGAGGCGTGGCTGCGGCTGGAAGGGCGGTTGCGGGACCCCAAGGCGCAGCGGCTGTGCGGATTCGCGGTTTGGACGCCGAAGGGGTTTGACTGGGTCTACCGGCGGTTCATTGAGAAGCCGGTGGAAGGCTACGAGACGATCCTGGCCCAGCCGTACGAGAACCGGTATCTGCTGGAGAAGGTCCCGGACTATTACGAGAGGCTCAAGCGGAGCTACGACGGGAAGTTCTTCGAGCAGGAGGTGCTGGGCAAGTACCTGAATGTGAGCGAGGGGCAGGTCTATCACTGCTTTGACCGGCAGCGGAATGTGGCGGAGGGGAGGATTGACCCGGGGCTGCCGCTGCGGTGGTCGCTGGACTTCAACGTGGACCCGATGTGCTCGGTGGTGGCGCAGATCCAGAACGGAGTGGTGCACGTGGTGGACGAGCTGGTGCTGGGGAGGTCGAGCACGCCGGAGGTTTGCGAGGAGTTCCTAAAGCGGCACGGGCGGCATCCGGCGGGGGTTGTGATTTACGGGGACGCCAGCGGCTCCCGCCGGCAGAGCACGGGCTGGAGCGACTACGCGATGATCCGGCAAGTACTGACCAAGTGGGACATGAAGCGGGTGAGTTACCGGATTGCGAGTTCGAACCCGGAGGTGCGCGAGAGGGTGAACCTGGTAAACGCGATGCTGAAGCCGGCGGGGGGAGAGGCGCAACTGTTCATCGATCCGAAGTGCCAGGAGCTGATCGCGGACCTGGAGCAGGTGAGCTACAAGCCGGGGAGCTCGGAAATCGACAAGGAGAGGGACCCGAGGCGGACGCATTTGTCCGATGCGCTGGGGTATCTGATCTGGCAGGAGTGCCGGCCTATGGCGCCGGCCGGGGGGCGTGGAAAGAGGATTCTTTGAGACGCGGCGTGGGGAAGGAGATTGAGAGGCGATGGTGGACATTGACCGGGAACATCCGGAATACAAGGCGAAGAAGAAGACTTGGGAGCGATACCGGGATCTGTACGCGGGCGGCGATCAGTTCATCGCGCGGGCGCACGAGTACTTAATCCGGCGGCACCGGGAGCCGCTCGATATTTATAGCGAGCGGCTGCACCGGGCGTTTTACGAGAACTACCTGGGGTCGATTGTGGACTGGTATGCGTCGACGCTGTTCCGGAGGGAGCCGATTTTGACGTTTGACGGCCCCAATGAAAGAGCCAAGAGCTTCTACAGCGAGCTGGTGGAGGATTGCGACCGGAAGGGGACTTCGATTTCGGACTTTTTCCGGAGGGTGCTTGTGGATGCACTGGTGCACGGGGTGGCTTATGTGCTGGTGGACTTTCCCAAGCCGGCGGCTCCGGCGCTGAGCCGGGCCCAGGAGGCAGCTTTGGGGCAGGACCGGGCGTACCTGGTGCAGTGCAGCGCGCCGGAGGTCATCAACTGGTCGCACGACGAGGAAGGAAACCTGGACTGGGTGGTGTTGAGGACGTCTGGGTTGCGGCAGGAGGAAGCGGGGGAGGGCGCGTGGGTCCCAGAGACGCGGTGGTGGTACTACGACAAGGAGCGGTTTGCGGCGTACCGGCGGAGGGATGGGGTTGAAGGAAGCAAGCCCGTGCGGGTGGATGAAGGGCGTCACGGGCTGGCGAAGCTGGGGCGGGTGCCGCTGTTCGAACTGCAAATCAGTGAAGGCTTGTGGCTGGCGAACAAAGCGGCTTCGCTGCAACTGGAGCATTTCAATAAGTCCAACGCGCTGAGCTGGGCGCTGACGATGGGGTTGTTCGCCTCTCCGGTGGTCTACTCGGAGCGCGAGTGGCACGAGATCGTAGGAGATTCCTACTACATTCAGCTTGGGCCGAACGACCGGTTTGGGTGGACGGAGCCGGAGGGGCGGGTTTACCAGATTGCAGCGGAGAACCTGAACCGGCTGAAGGAAGAGATCTACCGGGTCTGCTATCTGATGACGCAGGCGGGCGGGACGCTGTCGGGCGGGGCGCCGCAATCGGGGCTGAGCAAGCAGCGGGACTTCACGATCACGCAGGAGGTGCTGCGAGCTTATGGAGACGCTGTGAAGGACACGATGAAGCGGGTGCTGCGGGCGATAGAGGCGGCGAGGGAAGACGGCTTGTCGGTGGACGTTTCAGGGCTGGACGAGTTTGACATCGGGGACTTCAGCGCGGAACTGGAGGATGCGGAAAGGCTCCTGGCGCTGGCGAGCGGGTCGAAGACGCTGCGGCGGGAGGTGTTGAGGAAGCTGGCGTTGAAGTACCTGTGCGACGTCCGGCAGGAAGTGAAAGACCGGATTGTGAAAGAGATCGACGAGTGGTGTGAAAAGCAATGACGGAAAGGAGCAAGAAGATGGAGCAGGAAATCAAGCCGGGAGAGGTTCCGGCAGAGGGGGGGACCGGAGATCTGCGAGGAATTATCCGGGAGGTGATTGAGGAGTACGCGCGGATCCAGAGCTCGAAGGCCGAGCCAGCCTACCGCAACGAGCTAGCGGAGGAACGGAAGCGGCGCGAGCAACTGGAGCGGCGCGTGAACGAGCTGATCCAAGAGAACGCGCGGAGCCGGCAAGCGGCGGAGGAAGCGGAGCGGAGCGCGACGATCCGGGCCGAGCTGCAACGGCTGGGAGTGACGAAGGTGGACCTGGCGTTCCGCGCGGTGAAGGACGACATCCAGCGGGCGGAAGACGGCCGGCTGGTGGCGGCCACGGAGCGCGGCACGGTGGGGCTGCGGGAATATCTGACGCAGTTTGTGAACGAGAACCCGGAGTTTCTGCCGGCGCGGAATCTGGGAGGTTCCGGGGTGACGAGCGGAGGACGAAGCACGACTCCGGCGGCGACGATGGTGGAGCTGGAGAAGATCAAGCCGGGGATGAGCCGGGAAGAGCTGGAGCGCGTGCGGCAGGAAATTGCAAAGATTGCTTCCCAGGCGCTGGGAGGATCGTAGCGTCCGGCGCGGGGATGGAAGCAGACGCCCTCAGAGGCGGAAAAAAAACAAAAAGGAGAAAGAGAAAGTAAATGCCAGCAGTAACATCAGCAAACGTGGCAAACGCGATTGTCAAATTGGTGGCGGTGGATGCCTTGCCCGCCCTGATGGGTAACCTTGTCATGGGGAACCTGGTCAATCGCGATTTCGAGCCGTCGCTGGGACAGCCGGGCGACACGATCAATGTGCCGATTCCGCCGGTCCTGGTGGCAAACAATCTGGCGGAAGGGGGAACCGTCCAGACCCAGAATCCGAGTCTGGGGAACGCGCAGATCGTGCTGGACACGCACGCCGAAGCGACGTTCCAGATTCCGGACGTGACGAAGGTGCTGGCGGTGCCGGACCTGCTGCGGTTGTACATGCAGCCGGCGCTGGTGGCGCTTGCGGAGAAGATCGAGAGCGACCTGTTGGGGCTGTACGCCAACTTCACGGCGAACCCTCCGCTGGGCGCGGGCGGCACGCCGATTACCGAGGCGCTGGTGGACGCGGCCGAGACGGCGTTGTTTGAGGCCAAGGTTCCGGCCAGCGAGCCGAAGTATCTGGTGGTGGACTCGGCGACGTATTCGCAGCTCAGGCAGATTCCGCGGTTCAGCGAGTTTCAGACGGCGGGAGACGCGGGGCTGCGGGCGATCGTGGAAGGCACAGTGGGCAAGATCAAGGACTTCTATGTCTTCCGGTCGCAGTTCGTGAAGAAGACGGGGAGCAGCCCGGTGACGACGCACAACTTGGCCTTCGCGCGGAGCGCCCTGGGGCTGGCGGTGCGGCGGCTGCCGCAGCCTCTGCCGGGGACGGGCGCGATCGCCGAGTACGCGGAGATGGGGAACTTCGGGATGCGGGTCGTGATGAGCTATCAGCCGAACACTTTGGCGCAGCAGTTCACGGTGGACGTGCTCTATGGCGTGGGGGTGCTGCGGAACTCGTTCGGAGTGCAGGTGAACACCTAAACGACTGGCTTGGGATGGGACCCTGGCGCGGGGCCGGGGTCCCTTTTTTGTTTGAGGAGGAGAGATGGATCTGAAGGTTTATTACCGGAAGCTGAGGGAGACGGAAGGGTCAATTCGGGAGCCGTATGTAGTGGTGGTGAGTCTGGCGACACCGGACGGAGGGAAGGCCGGGGTGATGTCGGAGACGCCGAGGGACGTGGCGGCGCGGCTGATCGTGAACGGGCAGGCGCGGCTGGCCAGCGAAGAGGAGAGGCAGGAATTCGCAGCGAGAGCGGAGCGGGTCCGGAAGGAAGCTGAGCAAGCGGCGCTGGCGGAGCGGATCCAGGTGATGGTGGTGAGCGATGCGGAAGGCAGGCGAGGCCGCAACGGGGGACGCGATCTCAAGGGCCAACTGGCGTAGCCGGGGGCGAGCAAGGAGAGGACGATGGCGCTGATCACGGACGAAGGGATCGCCACGCCGGAGGAGCTGCGGCGGCATGAGAGCGGGGTCTACGAGGTGGCGAGCGCGGAGGGGATCGACTTGGGGGCGAAGCTGGCGCTGGGGCAGGAGGAGATCCGGGTTGAGCTGACGGGGTTGTTGTTCGCAGCGGAGCCGGAACAGATCGAACGGGTTGTGGTGACGCCGCCGCTTCGCTTGTGGCTTCTGTATCACAGCCTGACGCTGGTGTACCGGGACGCGTATGGGAGCCACCTGAACGAGCGGTACCTGAAGAAGAAGCTGGAGTACGAAGCGCTGGCGGGGTGGGCGAAGCGGCGGCTGCTGGGAACCGGAGTGGGGATGACCGGGACACCGATCCCGAAGGCGGGCAGGCCGAGCGTTGTGGAGGTTCCCTCGGCGGCAGGCGGGGGAAGTTACTGGGTTCGCACGTCTTGGGTGGGGGCCAACGGAGAAGAGGGTTGCCCCAGCGACGCGATCTCTGTGACCACAGATCCAGGGAAAGGGCTGCAAGTGCGGGTCGGACCGGCACCGGCCTCAGCGACAGGGTGGAACGCGTACGTGGGGCGATCGGCGGAGGAGTGCCGGTTGCAGAATGGGGCGCCGCTGGCGCTGGACGAGAGCTGGACGGAACCGGAGACGGGGCTGTCGGAAGGGCCCGTCGCCGGGGAGGGTCAGAAGCCGCAGTGGTATAGGCGGCTTGAACGAAGGCTGCAAAGGGGGTAGGCGGCAGATGGCGCAGGTGGCAAGCGAAAGCGCGAAGCGGCTTGCTGAGTTGCTGAGCGGCGGGGCCGGTCTGGCAAGCAGTGTGGCTCTGATCGCCGAACGAGAAGGAGTGTGGCTGGCCGAGGTAGGCCCGGAGCGGGTGGTGAGGGAACAGGTGTCGCCGGAGCTAGCGGAAAAGACGGCGGGGGTGCAGTATCCGGTGTTCTACGTGTACTGCGAGAAGATCAGCAACCAGTTACGGGAGAAGTTCCGGACCTTCTCAGGGAGGGCGCGGATGGCGGTGGAAGTGCGTGTGAGCCAAGAGGGGCTTGAGGAGCTGGGGCGAAAGACGGAGTTGTACGCCGAAGCCGTGACGGATGTTTTGGACCGCAACCGCGGGGATTGGGGAGGAGGGTTGTTCTACGGCGGGGGGTACGAGGTGGCGTTCGGCGCGGTGAAGCGCGGGGGCAAGGGTTTTGTGCAGACGGCGAAGATTGGATTCGACGTCGAGGTGAGCTTGGGGTGAGGAAATCAAGAGAGGAGAGGAGATGAGCTGCTACATAGCATCGAACAACAACCGCTTCTACGCGGCGGCGGAAGAGATCTACGGGGTGGCGCCGGCGATCGGGGCGGGGAACCGGATCCCGGCGGTCAAGCTGGCGATCAAGCAAGTGCTGGAGAGACCGGAGCGGAAGGACAAGACGGGGACGAGAACGTTCGCAGGGTATCCGGGCCGGTTGCGCAAAGAGACGAGTTTTGAACTGCGGACCTACATGACCGCATGGAGCAACCAGACGCAGGAACCCAGCTACGGACCGCTGTTCGAAGCGGCGCTGGGCGGGGCGTGCCGGTTGTACGGCGGGGGCACAGCCGGGGCAGGATGTGAAGGACGGACGCTGGTGTGCGACGGTCCGCACGGGCTTGAGGTGGGACAAGCGGTGAGCTTTGGCGGCGAGATCCGGTTCGTGGCTGCGCTCATCGACGGGCAGAGGGTGTTGCTGAACGCACCGTTCAGCGTGACGCCTGGGCCGGGTTCGCCCTTGGGCAAGACGGCGACGTACCTCCCCGCGGAAGGGCTGAGGAGCGCGAGCATCTTCGACTACTGGTCGCCGGCTGCGGCGGTCCAGCGGATCCTGTATGGGGCGGGGATCGACAAGATGCAGGTGCGGGTGAATGGCGACTATCACGAGTTCCGCTTCACGGGCATGGCAAAGGACTTGGCGGACAGCGCCACGTTTGAAGCCGGACAGGCAGGGCTCTCGAGCTTTCCGCCGGAGCCCCAGGGGTTTGAATTCGACTACAGCATCATTCCCGGGCACCTAGGGCAGGCCTGGTTGGGGCCCATGGCGGAGCGGTTCTTCACCATCACCGCGGCGGAGGTGACCCTGGACAACGACCTAGACATGAGGGCCAGGGAGTTCGGAGCGCTGACGCCAAGGTGCCTGGTTCCCGGGATGAGGAAAGTGACGGTGGACTTCAGCTTATATGGGC